GCCAATTTCATTTCTTCTTTTGGTGCTTCTGCTTTAGCAGGTGCAACCGGTGCTGTAGCAGCCGTAGCAGGTGTTGCTGGCTTAGCGGCAGGGGCTGTGGCCTGAGCCATTGCTGTTGCTACTGACAATGTAGCGATTAGGGCGATTGCTAATGATTTCATTTTAAGTTTCCTTTAAGTTAATGAAGTAGATTTATATGTCTACATATATATAACGCGGCAGCTATTGATTCCGTTGACATAAATACATATTATGTTATATATATCTTATCAGGGCATTTACGACGGGCAAAACTATGAAGATGCTAATACTCCAAAACAAATAAACAAAGCACTCGGTAAAGGGTTTAGTTGTTTAATTAACGTCTGGCGTGTTGACAATAAACTTTATGTTGGTACCGAACAACCAGTTATTGAAGTAACCGAGAAGTACATTCAAGGTCCACGCTTCTGGATTAATGCTGTAAACACTGATATGCAAACTTGGATAGCTACACAATCAAGTACATTGTATCCAAACTACTTTCATTTTGACGCAAGTACTCCACCTCCACCTTATGCTACTGCTAGCAATGGCAAACTGATTACTCCAGGTACAGTACCTATCAATATTAATAGTGTAATGTTCTTACCTGAGATAAATGACCGTAGCTTATATACTATGGTTAAAGTAAAAAGTTTTGGAATATGTAGCGGGTTCTTAACCCTCATTAAGCGTATGCGTAATGAAGGTATTTGGTATTAACCACCGCGACCAGTACGTCTAACTACACTAGCACCACCAAAGCCCTTATTAGGCTTAGGAGCTTTTTGTTCAGCCTTTTTACCAGTCATCATTGGTGCATTTTTCTTTTTAGCTTCGTTGGCTAAATTAATGAATGGATTTGGATTTTTCTTTTCTGTCATTTTCTTACCTTTATACTATCTAAGTAACCTATCAAGTTCCCATATAGTTCAATCAACATAGCAATCTTGCTATCATATAATCTCATATACAGTTTCTTTTTCTTTCCTTCAATCTTATTTACTCCCAGATAATAGGGGCATTTGATTTTTTTATTAATCTCCAACATATATGCATGTTCACTGATGCCCTCTCTAAGTTTAAAATCGCATTCATAATACTCTATCTCTGCCATTCTAAAAATGAAGTCTCCGTACTCAGTTAAGCGTAATCCATCTTGTCTACCACTAGACCATAAACGTACCATTAATTTATCCGATTCGGAATCTAAACTAAGATGTTCAGGTAGTTCGGCCAATACGGCTTCGGTTATAATTAGTTTGTGTGACTTACGTTCAGTCATCTGGATAAACTTTACTGCCGTTGTTCATAAACACGACACTAAATTTATCAGTTTTGAATTGTGCGTTTAGTTTACGACACAAATTTCTAGCGTGACCAGGATTGCTGAAGCTAGTCTTTTTATATTTTGGAGTTGCATCAGGATCTTGATAATGCTGACTTTTTAAATTGATTGGTTGCCCATCATAGAAAACTGCCCAAATGCCGGCAGCTTCTACAATCTGGTCGCATTTATATGTAACTTTATCTACTAGTTCTAGTAATACATTGGGTTGTGTTCTACTCATTTACCATTTACCGCCGTTAATTTCTAATTGTATAACAGCATCGTCCTTAGTTACATCTGTATTAAGTAACTCGTAATTATCTGCTAATAATTTCGCAATCTCATCACGCAACATTTTAGCCTCTTCTAATGGCAATACTACATTAGTACCCCGTGTGGCTGAAACCTTATCAATGAAACGCTTTATAATAATCATAGACTATTTATCAATAATTCAGCTTCATCTTTAGTTTTAAACGGACCTTGATACTGATATCTTTGGACAAAGATGTATTTAGGACAAAAAATCACTTTTTCTTCACTTCCTTGCTTAAATGTGTACCATCCTGCGGCGTAATAACACTTGCTTTTAGCAGTTTTAGTGAATAGATGAAGCTTTCGTTTAATATCTAAAACTGAATTATGTACCTTAGCTGTTGTAGGATACTCACTAAACGGTACTTCTTTCTTCTCACTACTGAATTTACTAAAGTTTAAAAATTCAATATGTGCTATTTTTTGAATGGCTTTTGTATTCTTATAATGAGTTTTGTTACCATTCAATTTAACTTCAAATCCAGATCCATCAGCAAGTACATTGCCAACTTTTTCTGTGCCATCAGTTACAATCCAGAATTGATTTTTAACTACAGGTTTTGCAATTAGTGTTTTATTAGTCATTTTTTTCTTTTCTTTGTTTCAGGTTCATCGTCAAAATTTGTTAAACGTGTTACACCTTTATGTGTACATATTAACACATTTGTATATCTATTGTCAACCTTTAACGGTAAATCTAAATGGATATGTAATTCAGGTCCTCGCAATTCACTTATTACAGTATCATTACCCACACTACCTATCCAGCGGATCTTACCATACATACCTGTTACTCTGGCCATAAATTCATATTTAGGCTTGTAACGATGTTGTTCAAAATATTCAGCGAGACTTGCCATTTTTTAATTCCATAATAGGTGCAATATTATTATCAAAAATTTGAGCCATTGTGTTGTACAATCCTTTACGCTCTTCCGGTGTCATTCCTGTTATCCAGGGAGGACCATTTGGATCTTTATCTAATCCATAATCATGCCGATATGTATAGCACATATCAGAAATGATTTCTTCACGTGATTTCATTATAGTTGAAACTTTTTCAAGTATTCTCTGGCTAGTGAATAATCTTCTACGATTGGTTCATCTAGCATCTTACGATATTCTATAATGATTTCCATAGCATATGCTTGATCCTCATCATCCAAAGAGATCCACCACTTATGTAATTCATCTGGTGTTTTGTTTAATATGTATTGTAGGTTGTTGTAATCTCTGTTCATTTCATTCTCCTAGTTGTTCCCAAACGTATTCAGATTCTTTCATATATGCTACAGGTTGTAGCCAACCATTCTTTATAGCTTCCATAATCATAAGTTTATATTGCCTTGGGCAATCATTACTAATTTCAAATCCAGCACGTGGCGCCATAACAATTCCATTGATAATGATAAAGTCTGGGTCGTCTTTACGTATTGTTTTAATAGTTTTTTCTGGCGTTGTGAATGTCATTTTTCTTGGTCAACTAATGTTGTAAAAAAGTTTTTAACTTTTGTCTCAGTATCCCAAGATGCAACATAATCGTTGTCTTTATCACACAATGACAGTGCCTCATCATACGTAACTACACGATGACTGACAATCTGTTCACCAAGATATTCTTGGCTGAATTCCTTTGCCGCTTGCATTGTTACTGTATCTAACGCCCATAATGTTTTGTCATTATTATAGTCATCAGTACCTATGGGCACTTCAACCATATAACGATTGCGGAATGTACTAACACACTCTACAAGAACCCATTGTGTTTCTTCTTTATTGCTCATACTAAACTACCTTTATAAGGACTGTTCAACCACTTTGCATAGGTCTCGGCTTGGTCACTAATTTTAGTCAACTCATACTTACCACAAAATTTCATAAAATGTATGCCTACTTGAGGTGTTGTATCTACTCGAACACTCTCTTTAATACGTGAGTCAACCAAGTCTTTGATTTCTTGAGGTTGTGCAGTCAAATCAATCAATACACGATTACGTTCGTAATCATCTTTTACCCTGTGTTCAACTTCATTGTGGTCAGACCAGCGTTGCAACATTAGATTGTTCCAATTAAAGCCCTGCTTATGTCTATCGGCGTAAGCTTCAGTTAGTCCAACTTTGTTCTTAGTACCTTTCTCACGTACCCCGGGATAAGCACTGAACACATTATCAGAACTATCACCACGCATACACTTCATAAAAAGATGCCATTGTGGGTCACCTAACAGTTTGGGTTCTTTAGTTTTCTTATCTACAACTAGTCTACCCTTTTCATCATGGTATCCTTCAAGGGTGATGAATTGATTTGTGATACCGTTGTATTGGTGCACGTTGTCACTAATAAGTTGAATGTAATCAGTATCAGAACTAAT